CTCCGACATCGAGATAGGACGGATGCTCGATCCTGAGCCGATGGAAGATGTTGAGCACGGCGAGATCGTCGCCATGCTGGGCATAGGTGCGTCCGCCGAACCACTGGTGGGGATGATGCATCAGTGCAACTCGACCACGGCAACGCCGTATTTGCCAACGAACGCGCCGAGCCGTTCTGCCATCGCGTCAACCGTCTCTTGCTCAAAGCCGCCAACCGCAAAGGCTGCCAGCACCGCGAGCTGCGACGAGACGAACAGGAATGGCTTGACCCACCAGCGGAACTTGACCTGCACCTTCATGGTTTCGTCCCCTCCACCACCGCCGTCTCGATCCAGTTGAAGCGCTCGCCGATGACGCGGCCGTGGCCTTCAACCGCGACCAGGTCCGCGTGGCCGGATTTGCCAGGCTCGCATGGCGTGATGTCCTCGAAGCCGGCATAGAACAGGCAGGCCTCGAGCCGCGACTGCGTCCAGATATCCTTATGGCCATGCGCGTTGATGATGGCATGCATGGCGCCGCGCAGGTCGGCCGACGGCGACCATTTGCGCGCGAAGTCAAAATAGGCCTGGTCGCCGCGCTTCCAGATGTTTTCCAGGCTCGGCACCGCGATGCGGATGACGCCGCCCGGCTTCAGCACGCGCCGGCATTCGGCGAAGAAGGCCAGCGCTGCCCGGTAGTCGACATGCTCGACCACATGCTCGGCGAAGATGAAGTCGGCGTGCTCGTCCTCGAACGGCAGCGGCTGGGTGATGTCGATCTCGTGGTCGTAGTTGCACCAGCCGGTCAGCCGGTTTTCGCCGCAGCCGAAGTTCAGCTTGATCGTCGGCGCTTCTGCTCGCTTTGGCGCCGGGATGGCGGCTTTCACGAAGGCGTCGAAGGCAGCCGGCGGGCAGTGCGTGATCCAGTCGAAGGAGGCGGCATTCTCGGCCGTGATCTGGCCCTTGTCGCCGCGCTCGGCCCGGAAGCGAATGAGGGCGATGCCACTGTTTGGTTGGATCTCCCCGATCAGACCAGAGAGCACCAACTCCGGCTCCGGCTTGCTCTTTCGATTGGGCCAGTCATACCGCTTGACCAGCCCATGGATATCCAGCCAGTCAACGTCGAAGGCCATCAGGCCGGTCTCGGCCCAGCCTGTTTCTTTCCTCTTGGTGCCATTGACCGCAACGACGCCAACGCCGCTGAGATATTCGCGCATCTGATCGATGACCAAACTGACAGGGCGCTTGAGCAGGCTGTCGCCCTCGATATGGACGACATAGTCGTAGCCGCCGTCGATCGCCGCCTGCAGGCCGTAGGTTAACGCCCGGCCCCAGCCGTCGCGCCCACCGCGCGCCAGGTGGCCGATATTGTCTCCGAAGTCGTGGACCCTAACGCCGGATTGCGCCTTCCACGGATATGGCGACGCGCTGTCGACCAGCAACAGGTCGCAGCCTGGGTTCAGATGCTTGTGCAGCCTCTGCCACTGCCCGACCAGCTTGGCCTTGTCCTCGCTGTCGACGAAGACCGTGCCGAAGATCAGCGTGCGGAGCCGGGACGCGGAATGCTTGTCCACGAAGGCCGTGAGTTTCGGCAGTGCCGCCTTCAAATCAATGCGCTTGTCGCATTTGTGGAACCGTTCGAAGCACTCGCATGGCTTGACCGGCTCGATCGCCAGCGTAGGAGCGAGATGCGCGCCGACGGCGTTCGTGGTCCGATAGCTCTCATGCCCGCCATAGACGCAAGCCACCGGCGTTCCGACCGCCTGCGCCAGGATCGGCGCGAAGCCGGGATTGGCGAAGACCATGCGCGCCTCGGCGAACAGCCCGGCCAGCGTCTCGAACTGCGCCTCGCCCTTGTGAAGCTTCAGGTCGGCGTCCTGTTCCTCGCCGACGATATATTCCCCGTTGTCGCCCAGATTGCAGACGGAGACGACGAAGAACCGGTCGCGGATCGCATGGAACAGCTTGGCATAGGCCACAGGATCCGGGCTGCGCGCCGGGCATTCCCAGAGCTTATTGAGCGTGATCGGCCGGTAGACCAGCAACGGCTTGCCAGCCGCGTTGTGCTTGGCCAGCAGCGCCTTTGCCGCAGCCCGCCATTCCGGCTTCACCGGCAGCGAGAAGTCGGGCTGTGCCGGCATCTTCATCTTCGCCGACGCGAACTGCGACGCCATCAGCGAACCGTTGACCTTGGTCGACTTCGGATCGTAGCTGATCCTGATGTCTTCCCTGCCCCACTGCTGCGTGCCCTTGGCGTTCCCGCTGTCCTTGATGCGAGGAGCGATGCGGTCGCTCATCTGCAGTTCAAGGTCTTCCATGTCGTGATACATGGAGGTGTAGAAGGTCTGCAGGACGATCTGCTTGTCCCGGTGCTTGCGCATCAGTTCGCCAATGACCGCGCGCTGGTGGAGGCAGTCGCCGATCCCGAGCATTCCGCGCACGACCAGCGTCTTCTTTCTCGCCGGCACGCGCTGCAGCATTGCGATCACCTCTTGAAACGGGACTTTCGGCCAGACGTCTATCGCGCTGTCTGGATTGGCGTTTATGACCTCGACGCCGAGCCGCGATAGCGACGGCGCGATGGCCTTGAATTCTGCGGCGTGATGGTCGAAGCAGCCCTTGACCATCGCCCAGGGATAGGCCGCGCCGTGATGATGCCGCTGGCCGTCGGGCGCGACCCTGCCATCTACCCCGAGAAGCACGATGCGCGTGCAGCCAAGATGAACAGCCAGGTTGATGGCGCCGGTGACCGAGGTACGCGACAGCGCGAGCTGCGTCGGATCGGTCGCGATGCCCTTGCATGGGTCGATCTTCAGGAAGCGCTTGACGTCGCGCGGGCCTCCGCCTGACGTCGTGACCACCCGACCACGAAACGCTTCCTTCGACCCGAGATCCGTCCACCACCGCTGATCGGCATAGAACAGGATATCGGCATCAGGATAGGTTAGGTGCGCCGAGTTGATGACGATGACCTTGCGCCCTTTGAGGGGCGAGAGGTCTAGATGTTTGACGGAAGGACCGCCCGCGATCACGAAGGCTGTTTCACCTTGCCAATCGCGGGCGATGCTCCACATGCAGTTCGGGGAGGAGGACGAACCGCCTGTTACGAGCCCGACTTGCCGCGCTGCAGCGAGTCCGGCTTGGTGCAGAGGCAGATGGCATTCATCTGCATTTCCAGCATGCGCGCCTTGCCGTTCGGCGTGGGATACTGCTTCGCGTAGCGCGGCAGGCCGGTCGTGTTGACGGTCTCTTCGTAGTCAGCCGGGCCATACCGGGTGATGAAGAGTTCCGGGACACCAGCCGCGACGAACTTGACCTCGGTAGCCGCAACCAGCGCCGCATTGCTGTTGCCGGCCTTGGCCTTGGGCTTGGTGTGATAGCGGATCCAGGAGATGCCGCCGAACTCGAAGGGCAGGCGCGGGTCATTGCGGAGTTGCACCGCCGCATTCCAGTTGGCGTAGGTCGCGGCGACCTTGGTGTGCGACCACAGCAACTGCATGAAGGTATCGCCAGCGATACCCCACACCTTGCTCGGGCGGCCGCGCCCTTCCAGAGCATCTTCCATCTGGTCGAGGACAGTCTGGCACTTGCCGAGAATGTCGCTCGATGCGTTGGAGAGATCGAAGGCGATCTCGGCCGGCTGCGAGACATCGAACTTGTCGAAGGTGTCGAGGATCGTGTTGCCAGCCTTGTTCAGCACCAAGCCCTTGATGGCGCCGACGCGAAGATGCTCCATTGTGAAATCGAAGGCGCGCGCGTGGCGGGCCATCTTCTTGTTGACGCGGCCCATGACCGTTTCAAGCTGGTTTTCGGTGCCGAATTCGCGCTTCCCCTGCACTTCCGAAGCAACGACGGAATCGTCACGCTGAAAATGCGGGATGCGGATGTCGCGCAGGTCGCGGCTTTCACCTCCGACCGTTTCGCCGACGCCGCCGTAAGGGGATTCCGCGACGAGCGCGAGACCGTCGTTTTCCTTCTCGATCGAGACGATCGTGGTATCGACGCCGTCTTCCTCGAAGATACCGAGGTCGCCGATGAGAGTAGGCACCTCGGGGAGGTCGTTGAATGCAGCCGTCAGCCTCTGGAGGGAGAAGGCGTCATCGTCAAAGATGTTCAGCATGAAGGTGATCCTTGAAGTTGGACCGGTGACGCAAAAAACCCCGCCAAAGGCAGGGCTGAGGGTCGTGCCGGAGTTTTGGGTTGGGTTAGCGGACGATGATGCCGAGGTCGGCAAGCCCGGTCGTCGCGCCGGTGTCGATGGTGCCGTCGGTCTGCTCTGTCGAGGTCAGGTAGTCGCCTTTCACCTCGCCATCGCGCGCGAAATAGGCGACTTCGTCGTCGAGCACGCAATCGTACATCACGATGCCGGCGACCGTGCCGGAACCGTCATAGGAGACGAGCTTGCCGGTCGAGACCTTGACGACCTCACCAGGCTTCAACGTGGCGCCGGCCGTGCCGTTTTCGCGCGACCGCTGGCCATTGGCCTCGGAAAGAATGAACTCGCAGGCGCGAGCCCCCTGCGTAAGAGTGGTCATTGGATTGATCCTTTCGGGAGATGGTTGACGCTGGACGCGGGATTAATGCGGCAGCCGTTCCGCCCGCGCCTTGGCGCGGTTGGCATAGATGCTCGATGCGCTCGGCGGCGGGACAGCAGCACCCTTGCCAGCGGCGCCAGCCGTTGCCAGCGAGTCAGGCTGGGTCGCGCGGTCGGCCAGTGCAGCGGACGAAGCCGCCTTCTCCGGCACGTTCTTGGTTGTGAAGGCCGAAACCTTCTCCGCCGACATTTCCGGGCTTTCGGAAGCCAGTTCCAGCGCGGCGGACAGACGAGCCGCGTTGCCCTTGATGCCTTCGGCGCCGATGATGGCGGCGAGGCGGGTGCGTTCCGCTTCGGCGCCGGCCTTGGTGCCTTCGGCGATGCCTTCTGCCTTACCGTCCGCGCGCGCCTGCTTCACAGCCGCGTCATGGGTGGCTTTCGGAATGCCCGCGTCTTCATTGGCGGCGGGCGCGCCGGTGTTCTCGCTCATGGAAGTTCTCCTTGGTTGCGAGGTGGAGCGCCCAGAGGCGCGGGTCAGGTCCGTTAGGACCGATTCGAATGAGCCGACACGATCGGCAATGCCTGCGTCGACGGCGGCTTGGCCGATAAAGGTGCGGGCTTCTGTTTTTCTGGCTGCAGCAGTGGTGAGGCGCGAGCCGCGTCCTTTGGCAACGGTTTTGAGGAACAGGTCATAGAAGGCGTTCACCTCGTCCTGCAGATCGGCCTTGACCTCCTGCGAAAGGGCTTCGAACGGGTTGCCGTCGACTTTGTGGGCGCCGGCGAAGATCAGCGTCGGGTTGATGCCTTCATTGGCCAGCGCCCGGCTGTAATCGGCATGGAGAAGCACGACGCCGATCGATCCGCCGACGCCGGTTTCCGTGGTGACAATTTCTGTCGCCCCCGACGGGATCGCATAGCCGGCGGATGCCGCCATGCCGTTGATGACCGCCACGGTGCGCTTCTGCGCGGCGATCTCGCGAACCATCGCCGCGGTCTCGAATGCGCCGACGGCCTCGCCGCCCGGGCTGTGCATGTCGAGGATCACAGACTTGACCGCCGGATCGCTCATCGCGGTCTTCAACTGGTGCTGGATGCCCTCATAAGAGGTCAGGCCCGACGACGCGCCGACCCAGGCGCCGCGGTTCACTAAGGAACCGGTGATGGTGATGATGCCGACGCCGTTCGAAACCTTGTACGGAACAGATTTGACCTTGCCGTTGGCATCGGCGATTTCGCTCGAACCTTCGAACCGGCTGGCATCCGGCATCGGTGCATCGATCCCGATACGACCGCCCAGCACCGACATGATCACCTGCGCCTTGTCGCGTGTGATCAGCAGCGGCCGGTTGAGCACCCGGTCGGCAATGTGGATCAGGTGAGACATCAAGGAATCCTTCGGAAGCCGGCCCGCATCGCGAACCGCGCCTTTTTCCCGCCGGTGGACTGGCTGCACAGGTCTTTGTTGCGGGCGATCTCGGATTCGAGCGCCGACAGATTTGCAGCGCTGAACTGTGTCCGGGTCTCGCCGTGCTGAAACATGATGGCTGCGCCGCCAGCGATCAGGTTCAGCCGCACGCCCGCGAGCACCTGGGCGAGCGCGCAAGGGTCATCCATGTCGACGGTGACGCCGCCGATCTTGACGTTATTGACCATTGGCCGCCCCGTTGCCGGTGTCCTGGCCTGCGTTGTCCGGCGCGTTCGGATCGGCCATCGTGTCGATGTCGACGCCGCCGTTGGTGATGCCGCCGTGGATGTCGAGATCCTCGCGCATCGCCTTTTCCTCGGCGCGGGCGCGATAGACATCCTCATGGTCGACACCCAGGTCGGCGCAGATCATCTCGTCGGACATGACGCCCATGTTGCGATATGTCTGGTGCGCGGCCGCTGCCTTGACCTCATCGGCCACAGGCTTGGCCGGGCCGCGCCAATCGATGCGGCAGACATCCGCCTTGTTGGCGAGGAAGGCGTCGATCCCGCCCGGGAGCGGCATCGTGCCCTTGTCGATCTCCTCCTCGAGCCAAGCCTCGGCGAGGCGCTGAGACAGCGGCGTCGGGATGTGCTTCCTGCGATAGAGCAAGAGCGGCCATTGCTTCGCGATGCCCATGCGGATCGAGGAATAGGTCTCGCCGCGATGATCGCCCGTGAGATCGGGCAGGAGCGCACCAACGCAACGGGCGATCTCCCTCAAGAGGAAATTGGCGAATGCCTCATAGGTCGAATTCGGATGCTCTGACCGATTGAGGTTCAGCTTCTCGCCCATCATGAGGTGAGCGATCTTGCCCGTCCGACCGAGATCGATATTGACGTTCTGGTGCCAGCCGACTTTCTGACCCATGAAGGAATCGAAGCGTGAGGCAGCCTCGCCGTTGACGCCGAACCCTTCCTGCTCGTCCTGGTCCTTCAGCGCGTCTAGGACTTCCGACGTCGGATAATCGCTCTCGATCGTGGCGGCAAAGACGGCCTGCACCATCGCTGCGACAAGCGTGGCGTTCGACAACTGGTCGTAGTCGCGCAGCACGCGCAGCACCGGCGCGAGCGGCGTGATGCCCCTGATCTGGCCGGCGGCACCGTCGAAGACATGCACGATGATCGCCCGGCCCTGGCTGTCGCGGGCAGCCTTCTCGACCCAGATGGTTTCCTTCCACTGACCCTTCAACTCAAACAGGTAGCCGGCCGGCGCCGCGTTCTGGTCGAGGAAGACGCCCTGTTCCAACCTGCGAGTAATGTCGCAGCGCTGGGAAAGCCAATGCGATGGAAGCAGTCGAAGCTTGGTCCCGGTGTTCGATCCCGGGCGCTTGATGAACGGGATTTCGCCCAGGATTTCGCCGGTCGCGAACCACTGCCTGACCGCTGCTGCCTGCATTTGGGAGAGCGAATAGCGACCGCCGGCGTCCACCTCATAGGGATTGGTCGCGTAGGCTTCGAAACGACGTTCGGCGCGCGTCGCCCATTCCGACGTCTGCTTGGTGTCGAAGCCGAAAGCCGACAGATCGGGGCGGAAATTGGCCTTCAGCCCATCACCAATCATCAGCGACATCATGGTATCGACGACGCCGGCGATCCATCCGCTATTGTGCAGGGCATCAATGGTGCGCGATGCCGCCTGCACCCATGACGCGCGGACGTCCTCCGAGGCATCCCTCAGTACCGGCGCCGGCGTGTTGAAGATCGATGCGCCAATCTGCTGTGACCGCAGATAGCCCGCCGACGGCTGCGCGCGAACCGGCGCCCCTGTCGCAAACCATGTCTCGCCGGCCGGGCCGCGAACGCGAGGCTTCGTCATTGCGACCATTGGTTTACCTGTTCAGGGCCGCGGCATAGGCCGCCATCTTGTTCTGCTTCGGCTTGATCGCCGCCGGCGCCGGCATGTCTTCAGGCTCGGATCGGCGTTCCGTGATGCGCTGCGCACCCAGGAACCAGCCGGCCGCGGCCTGCATCGCCTCGACGTCGAAGAAGTGATTATCCTTGGACCGCTGCACCCAGGTCGGTTTCCCGCCGGGCTTCTTGATGCGGGCCTCGCTCACGAGCTGCTGCAGGTAATAGTCCGGCGTGTCGTCGGGGAGATAGAACGCCCCCGGTTCATCCACCGGCCACCGCAGCCGCTCGTGCACCGTCCGCTTGAAATAGTCCGTGTCGACATGGAAAAGCTCGATGCCGACCGTTTCCAGCTTGCCGCGCCAGTTGACCCGGGCCTCGATCTGCGAAGGCCGGATCGGCTTTCCCTGCAACGTGTCCCTGCCCTTCGTCGGCCGAGCGATCCTCGAATGACGCTGGCAGAACGAATAGACCCTGTTCTCCGGCACCTGCTTCGGATTGCCGGGCCTGAACCCGGAATCGATCAGCGCCAGGCGGATAGGATGACCATCGAACCGGTCGAGAAGAACCCCCTCGAGGTCTTCCCAGACCTCTTCCTCGGAGGTGTTTCCCCACAATTCCCCGAGTTGGACCAGGCAGGACGTCGATCTGTGACCCCACCCCCTGATCCCGAAGACCAGCCGGTCCTTTTGCACGTCGCAGGCGAGCGTGAGGAACCGGACCCAATCCGGCACCTCGCCCAGCCTGAACGGTTTGACGGGGTTCTTCAGCTTCTCCAGTTCGCGCCATTCGGGCACGTCGCCGGAGCCGGGAGCATAGAGCTCGCCCATGCCGCCATTGACGACAGCCTGGATTTCCGCAGCCTCGCCAGACCTGACCGCCTCGACATATTCCGCCGCCCGATCGCCCCAGGATTGGAACGGGGAAGCCAGACCCGACACCCAGAAGGATATCGTCCAGCTTTCCGGCGGCGCGCCGACAACGGTGCCGTCAGGATCGATCGATTGCCCCGGCGCCACATAGACGCCTCGAGCGTTCATCTCGGCCTTGCTCTCGTCAGTGATCTCGCAACCGCAGCGCGGGCAGTCGATATGCGCCGTCTTGCGCGCCATCACGGCGTCGGATTTCAGTTCGCGGCCGTCGGGCCCCTTCGGCTTCTCCCACTTCAGGCACTTGAAGCGCGGGATGAAATATTCCGAGCAATGCGGGCACGGCCAGGCCCAATGGTATCGAGTGCCCGACTGCCATATCCGCCAGATCGTCGACGAGATTTCCTGCGGGTCGACCTCGGCCCAGAATTCCAATCCGCTCTCCGGGTCGACTTCCACGTCAGACGGCCCTTCGGTCGGAGTCGATGTCACGTAATGCACGAAATCCGCGTAGGTATCGCCGCGACGATCCACCAGGCGGATCGGGTCGCCGGCGCCCTTGACGTTCGCCATCAGCTCGTCGGCCTCGTCGGTGATCGCCAGACCGAACGGATCGGACTTCAGCGCGGTCGAGGATCCGCCGTGCGCCAATCTCAGCGGCACGCCGGAGATCAGCTTGCGCAGTGCCTTCCACTTCTTGCCGCGGCTGACCTTCGGAGACAGCGACGGGGTATCGTTCAACAGGTCCGCGATGCGCGGTTCCCATTGCTCGAGCAGGAATTGCTTCGTCGGACCGAGGTACAGTGTCGGCACTGGCGCTGTGTCGAACCTCTCCCCTATGAGGTCGAGCGCGCCTTCCGACTTGCCCATTTGCGAGCCGCAGATGAACCCGACGCGCTTATGCGTCCTGGCATGGGCCGCCCGAATCGGCGCGATCACATAAGGCGTAAGCGACGGATTGCGCGGCCCTGGCACGCCGGCCGTCGGCGGATAGCTCCTGTTTGCCCTGCCCCAATCGTCAGGCGTCGTCCTCATCGTCGGCTTCGTCAGCCGAGCCGCCCGAGCGTAAATCTCGTGCCTTTTTGACGAAACGGTCCGAGAGACGGAGCCTTTCGGCGTCGCAGATTGCTTCGATGCGCTGTCGTTCACGCGGGTCTCTTGTGATGCGCGCGGGCAGACTGCCGATCGATTGCAGGTATTCGCCCGCAACCTCGTCGACAGTCGCGACGGCCTCCGCCAATGCGATGATTTCCCGGTCTTCCCTGGCCATGCGGCGCTCGATCTGCGCGGCGCGGGCCTGCTTTACCCGGTCTCCGTTTGGCTCCGGCGCGCTGCGCGAAACCTCACTGCGAACCTTGAAGTCGATATAGCGCTGAACCGATGCCGCCAACTCGTACTGGCCGCGATCGACCTTCGGCAGGATATTTTCGCGCGAGAGCCGCGCCAATCCCTGCTTCGTCAGGCCGAGAACCTCCGACAGGAAGGCCGTCGAGACCAAATCTGCCGGCTCCATCAGCCATCCAGTTGTGAAAATGAAAGCCGGAATTTCACGGGGCCAAAAATGGTCGCCCTCCGGACTACGCCGTCC